ACACAAAGCTCCTCTAGGATTGTGAACAAGTGAATTTTTAAAACTACTAATCGTGATGTCGTTTGAAGACTTGGCTATTGAGTTGGCTGGGCATGAGGTGGATGAGCAAACCATTGCTTCTTGGGTCCAAGCTTTTGCGTACCAAGGTTTTGACGCAAGAAGGGTGATTGAACTCTTGAAGTCTCGCGGAGGTGATGCCTGGATGGAGGACGCTAAGCAAATGATAATCTTATGCTTAACACGTGGTAACAAGCCAACAAAGATGATGACTAAGATGTCAGACAAAGGGAAGAAGATTGTCCAGGGGCTCATAAAGAAATACAACCTTAAAGAAGGAAACCCTTCTAGGGATGATCTCACTTTGTCAAGGATAACAGCTGCATTAGCCGGCTACACTTGTCAAGCAACCGAGGTTGTAGAAGAGTTTTTACCTGTTACCGGGAGGCACATGGATGGATTGTCCAAAAATTATCCAAGGGCCATGATGCATCCAAGCTTTGCTGGGCTCATTGATCCAGGACTTCCTGCGGAGGTGTTAGCCACCATTACTGATGCTTTCAGCTTGTTCATGGTGCAGTTTTCTAGAACTATCAACCCGAGAAATCGTGGATTATCCACCTCAGAAGTGTTATCAACTTTTGACAGACCAATGAATGCTGCAATTAACAGCTCATTCTTGACCAGAGATCAAAGAAAAGCTTTTCTAAAAAATTTGGGCATTCTGGATGGTAACCTCCAGCCATCTGAAAGCGTTAAAGCTGCCGCTAAAGCATTCAGAACGGCCAAGTGAGCTGCCATGTTGGTTTGGAATAGCCAATTGATTATCTGATCGATCCCATTTCCCTCCCCTTGTCCCTTATCCACTCCCCAACAACCAGAGGCAGCTACGTTCAGCAGGAGCAACATCCACCGCTTTCAAAGTCTGAATCTGTGTCATAAGTCAGGTCTCTTAGGGAGTCATCCCACGTTGACTGAGGATTCCATTTTTTATTGCCCAGCAAAGATGGAGAGATCACTTTGTACAAGTCCATTACGTACTGGAAGAGAGAAGAATGGAACTCAGACTCATGATAATCATAAGGTAGTGCTGTCATCATACGCAGCAACTGAACATATGCGATTTCTTTCTCTATATTTTGGCCAGTAAAGTTGCCTGAAAATATTTCTCTTTCAGCAAGCTCTACATCAATACTCTTGTACAAATTTACCAACGAGTCATCTATCTGCTCACCTTTGCCACATCTCATGACTAGTGTGGCAAAAGCACATTTTTCCTCCCAGTGATACTCATAGCTGTGAATTTGAGATAACTTAAAGAATGTGAAAGTGGGCTTCCCAAGAGGCCACGAAAGAGCTTCTCTCAGATTGGGTTCTGACCATTTTAACTGTCTGTCTAAATTTAGATAGGAGATCTTCTCCATCGTGGTGTCAAAAAATGATGGGGATGCTCCCTTTACTTGCTGGTGAGCCTGCCCCCAGGATAATGGTAACTCATCCCTCATTATGAATGTCGACAGCCTGTACCTAACCTTGCTGCTCACCTTGAATGATGTGCATGGAAACTCTGCTCCCTTATATCTACACACTGGTGCTGAGTGATAGTTGTTGAATGCCGAGTATTCAACATAAACTCTATTGTAGTCTGTTGCATTCCTTGTGATATGAGGGAGGTCGAAAGCGTACCTCATCATGTTAGACATTTTGTATTTAGCAAACCAGCAGATCTCAAGAGGGGACTTTGTGT